GCGGCCATCGTTGCGCCGGAGAACTTCTCACGGCCTCTGTCGCCGTCATCGAATGCCGCACGCATCAGGTTATCCAGCAGCGTGGGCAGGTCATCCGAAGGCGAGGCGAGGACGGCTTCCATCCGATCCCTCAGTTCGTCGCGCTGCCGCCTGACGCACTCGGGGCGCTCGCAGTAGTAGCTACAGGTGTGGATCGTCTTTGCGGTCATGGGGCGGCTCCTGGTGTCGTTGCTCATCGCTCAGCCCTCCAATCGATCCCACGCTTTGCCAACAAACGGCGGGCCGCGTGCGTTTGCGCCCTGTCCTCATGGCCGTTGGCGATCACCAGCAGCTCCTCAATGCGCGAAGGCGGGCGAACCTTGCCCTCTGCTACCAGACGCTGGTACTCCTCCCACAGCTCGGACCGGCGTTGGGCCAGCTCCGCGTTGCGCTCAGCCAGCGTCCGCATCTTTCGCCGCCAGTTGGCCTTGGGCATGTGCCCCGCAGGGCTGACCGCGCCGTCCTCGCAGTAATCGAGGCGGCTGGCACCGTGTCGCGTTGCGAACGTCTCGAAATCGATGACCTGCGGGGGCGCGGCGGCGTGCAGCTCAGTCATTGCGGTCCTCCTGGGCCAGGGCGGCGTCGGCGATCTGGTAGATGTCGCCCAGCCTAGCGGTGAGTTCGAACGGATCTGGATGAGGGCATCAGGCATTTGCGTACTCGTACATTGCCAGCTCGAGCGCCTCGCGCTGCGCCTGCCGCCACTCGTCCAGCGTGATGCCCCACTGCTCCAGGTCGATCTGCGCATCGGCCAGCGTGGCCGTATCGAAATTGATCAGCTCAGCGACGCTGTTGGTCTCGTAGCACGCAGCAGCGAACTGCTCGGCAGGCTCATCGCCCCAGCGGTGGTTGAACGGTTTCAGCCCCTTGGCGACCAGGGCATCGAACTGCTCGCGGGTGACCTTCATTGACGTTTCTCCTGTCGTGGAATCCCGGTTCCGCCGGGGCGGTGGCTACGTGATTGCGGTGCATCCACAGTCGTTGTGGTAAGTATATCCGGATATGCCTTGCAATCAGCACCAGTGCCGGAACTCAGCGTTCCACCAGTGGAACGCTCATTCATGCTCGCCTTTGAGCACTTGCTCGATCGGAATCCACGTGGCCCGCGAGCTGTAGGCCGGGGCGAAGGTGACCGGCATGTTGTGCGGCTTTGCGCCGGGCAGTCGGCGCAGGTAGCTGCGCCAGTCCGCCGCCCACGGCCCGCCGCGCAGCGCGCGCGCCAGGCGCTCGGACTTGTTGGCCACGAGCAGGCCGGCGTCGCGGCCGACGACGCCGCGCTTCACCTTCAAGCCGAGGCGGCCCAGGTGGCCGGCCGCGTCCGTCGGGCTCACGCCGTCATGCGAGATGCCGCGGTGCACGATGCTGACCAGCTCGCCGACGGCCAGCGTGATGGAGCCGCGCTCGAGCTCGCAGCGGACCTCGATCTGCATGATCGCCGACAGCGCGTCGGCGCTCTCGTCTTCGCGCGCGGCCTCGAGGTAGTTCGACCAGTCGAACAGGCGGATGAAGCGCTCCGCCCCTTCCTCTGTGATCGGGTGGTCGTACATGAGCGTGGCCGCGCCGGCCAGCAGCGTGCCGTACTGATCTCCGAGGCGCTGGCTCTTGAACTCGCGCGCCGCGACGCGGGTCAGCATGCGCATGTTCTGCCGGATCACGTCGAACATCGCCACCGAGCGCGCCATCAGGCGCGCGCCGAATTCGGGCTCGTCGCGCAGGTCGGCCAGCATGCGCTCGGTCTCCAACCACTTGGCCTGGTGCGCCTCGATCTGATCGGCGGGAACCTGGGAGGTGCCGTAGAGGCCGAGCACAGAGATGCGGGTATGGTCGGCCTGGCGCTTGATGCCGACCTGGATCGACGCGAGGCAGAACATCGAGCGGATATGGAATTCCAGCTGCTTGCCGCTGGTGGTGCCCTTGAGCGTGCGGCTCTGGGACTCGCTCGACGACTGGCGGATCAGCGACAGCACGTTCTGGACCCTGTTCTCTTCGCGCTCGTCGTTCTGCTCGGACTCGTCAAACAGCACGGGGCGGGCGTCGGCGCGGAGTGCCTGGCGGATGCCGGCCTCGGTGCTGTTGCCCTGCACCTGCAGCTCCATGCCGGCGAGCAGCGGCGCGATGAAGTCGCCCATGATCGTGGTCTTGCCGGTGCCGGTGCCGCCGGTCAGCCAGATGTGCGGCCGCCAGCGCAGCGCACCGCACAGAGGCGCCAGCACGATCCAGCCGGCCAGCAGCGCGGCTGAGGCCGGCATCTCCCAGTTGAAGCGCTTTGCGATGTCCAGGACGCGGCGTGCCTCGGCCACCGAGAGCGGCTTCTTGGCCGGGCCGCCGAGGCGCGCGCCGGCCTCGTAGATGAAGCCGTCGCTGTGCAGCGCTTCGACGGTGGTCTCCTGGCCATCGACCAGCACGCGGTTGCCCAGGTTGATCACCAGGCGGCCGTCGTCGATCCAGCAGCCGCGGCCGCGGATGATCGCGGTGTCGAATATCCCCTTTCGCTCGCAAAGGCGCATCAGCGCATCGGTGGCGGCGTGCCAGTGCGGGCTCTTCATCTGCCCGCCATCGGCGAATGCCTGCGCCCAGTATTCGAGGGGTGCGAGCTGCATCAGGCCGGTCGGGCCGTGCATCTGGGCGGTGTACTCGTGCACCTGACGCTGGCGTGCCGGCAGGTAGTAGTAGCGGCCGTGGTTGTAGCCCAGGGCGCGGATCGGCATGGAATCGTCCAGCTCGACCACGGGGCGGCGCTGGCCGCGCGCCGGCGGCTCGTCGGTGGCCACGGTGTGCCGGGCGCGCAGGTCGTCGGCCGAGGCCAGGCGCGCCTTGATCTCGGCCAGCACGCGCTCGCCGGTCCAGCCCTCGGCCTCGGCGTCGGCGAGGTCCCAGCCGTCCTCGATGTCGCCCGGCTCCGGCACGGCCACGATGCGCACCTCCGCGCCGTGCTCGGCGAGGATGTCGGCGATGCGCAGCATGGCCGACATGCCGGGCTGCTGCAGGTAGGGCCGGTACTGTCCGTCGCGATCGCGCTGGCTGTCGCAGTCCGGCCAGCAGGCGATCTTCCGGCCGGCGAGCGGCGACCAGTCGGCCTTGTCGACGGCCTTGCAGCCGCCCGGCCAGGTGAGCACGAGGATGCCGCGGCCGGCGAGCAGGCGGCGCGCCGCGTCGGCGGCCTTCTCGCCCTCGACCAACAACACGTTGGCGCGCGGATGCGCGTCGAGCAGCTCGGCACCGTACAGCGGGCGCGGCTCGGGGAATGCGCCCTGCCGCCAGCGTTCGGTGCCGTCTTCGCGGCGCTGCCAGGTCAGCGGGATCACGTCCTTGCCGCGCATGCCATCGCTCTTCTGGAACTCGACGCGACAGGTCCAGCCGACCAGGTTGCCGGCGCGGTCGCGGTACGCCCAGCGCGCGACCAACGGCGCGTCGGTCCACTCGCCGTTGCGCAGGATGCGCAGCGTGTCGGGTGGCGGCGACGCGTCGGCCGGCGCGTGCGGGAGCTTCTCCCAGCGCGGCTTCTCGGGTTCCTGCCGCGGCGCGCGCTGCGGCACGTTGTCGTTCGCCGCGGGGATGCCGCCGCCGGCGATCTCGGCCAGCCGCCGCGCGGCGTCCTTGAATCCGATGCCGTAGAAGTCGCGCAGGAACTGGATGTGGTCGCCACCGGCGCCGCAGCCCGCGCAGTAGTAGAGCTGCGTGCTCGGCGTGACCTTGAACGATGGCGTCTTCTCGCGGTGGAACGGGCACAGCGCGGCCAGCTCGCGGCCCTGCCGGCGCAGCTGCACGCCGCAGGCCTCGATCAGGTCCTCGAGGCTGATCCGGGACTTCAGGTCGTCGATGTCGAAGCGGGCGGGCGCAGTCATGCGACGGCACCCCGCCCGAACAGGACATGGACGCGGTAGGAGCCGATCATGACCGCCCCTCCCGCTGCGCAATCTTCATCTGGAACAGCTCCCACAGGCCCGGCGCCATGCGGTGCTTGCCGGTCTCCCAGTCGCGCCAGCGCCACTCGGTGCTGTGGACCAGTCGCGCGGCTTCGGCCCGTGTTAGCCTTGCTTTCTCTCGTAGCTTGCGGATTTCCGCCGGCGTGGGCGGCGTGGTGTTTCCATTCACGTTCGCGACATCGACAGAACAGGTGCGGTGAGTATGCCGCTGGCGGTTTCCGCCTGCAACTCCCGGTTGTACCCGGTTATCCCCGCGAAACCAGCTTGACAGCGTCCTCCGGCGTCCTGGCGATGCCGGCGATGCCGCCGGCGGCGCGCACGGCGCCGAGGAAGCGGCGCTGGTCTGCGGTGGCGCGGCCCTTGCCGTCCTTGGCTTCGATCGCGGTGAACACGGCGACGCGCTGGCCGACCATGTCGGGCGTGATCTCGATGCTGGTCCAGCCGATCAGGTCGGCTGAACCGCGCGTCAGGCCGGCGTGGAGCGGGCGTGCGCCGCGGATCAGCACGTCGCCGGTGCTGAGTCGGCGGGCCTCGCCGACCCATGCCTGTGCGACGTTGTTGCGGAACACGCGCACGTGCGCGAGCGCGCCCACGGCCAGCATGATCCGGTGCATCAGGTCGGTGCCTGTGCTCATCGGCGCGGCCTCGGCTTCGGTGGCGGCGGTGCCGGCCGTGGCCGCCGCACGGTGCGGTCCAGCCAGCGCCGGACCTTCTCGCATACCCTGCAGCTCATCGTTCGCGTCCTAGGTACGGGCCGCGCTGCTCGCGCGGCAGGTAGCGCTCGTAGTCGCCGTCCCATGAGACCTGGGCGACGTGCTCGGCCTCGGGCGGCGGCAGCTTCCCGGCGATGACCTCCGGCGCGCCGTCCTGGCCGCGCGTGTAGATGCAGCGCAGGCGCACAGATGCGGCGCCGCCGCGGTCGCGCAGCCGGCGCGCCAGGTCGAACAGCTCCGGGAATGCCTGTTCCAGCTCGGCGGGCGTCACGCCGCTCCCTTGCGCGTCCACTGCGCCCGGGTGTTGTCGTTGGTGGCGCGCCGTCCCGGGAGCAGCTCCCCGGACACGTCGCGGGCCCGGCGGGACTTGGCCCGCTCCCACCGCCGCCGATCCAGCCGGTTGAACAGCCGGCGCACGACGTAGCCGCGCGCCAGGCTGATGGCGGTGTAGATGCAGCTGATGCCGAACGCTGTGCCGGCGCCGGCGCTGTAGCCGAACAGCGCGAGCACGGGCGGCGTGATCGCCCAGCTCACCAGGAATCCGATGGCGGTGGACGCCACGGCCTCGATAGCGGACCAGGTGCGGGTCTGGCTCACTCGCCGCCCCTCCCCGCGCAGATCGCAGCCATGGCGACGACGCCGACGCAGGCGCCGATGATGCAGCCGGCGAAGAAGGCGAGCGCGGTCATGCCTGCTCGCCCTCCTCTGCGGCCTCCTCCGCATAGGCCAGTTCGCCGGCCTGGCGCGCGGTCCCGTCCTCCATGACGATACCGACCTTGCCGCTGGTATCGACCCGCTCGATCCAGACCTGGTAGTCCTGGTCGGCGGCCATCTCGGCGATCATCTGCAGGCTGTTTTCGTCGAGCAGGCTGCCGTCCTTGATGCGCAGGACCCGCAGCTTCGGGTTCGCCGCCATGGCGATCGCCACCGAGACGCGCAGCTGTTCGGCGCTGCTGGCCTGGTCGAATGGCAGGCCGTTGTAGAGGACCTCGCCGTCGCCGAAGCTCAGACCCGGGATCGGCATCGCGGCGCTGGCGATGGCCTCGGCGCGCTGCCGGCTGCGCTCCTCCATCCTTGCGGTCAGTTCGGCGGCTTCCTGCTCGGCGGCGGCGGCCTGCTGTTCGAGCTCGGCGCGCCGCTGGCGGTCCGCCACGGCCTTGTTGATCGCCGCGGCCCGGTCGATCCTGGCGCGCAGGTCGGCCACGTCGATCGGCGCCGGGAGGTCGCCGGCGGCCTCCAGCTTGGCCTGCAGTTCGTTGGCGCCCCTCTCGGCCTCGGCAGCGTCCGCCTCGGCGGCCTCGGCCCTCCGGCGCAGGGCTTCGGCCTCCTCGCGCAGCCGCTCGGCCCTGGCGCGCTCCTGCGCGATCGTGGCCGCGGCCTTCTCCCGGTTCGCCTTGCGGCGCTCGATGTCGGCGTTGTGCTCGGCCGCGCGCTGCATCTCGGCGCTGATTTCGGCCACGTCGACCGGCTCTGCCGGAACGGCCGGGTCGACCTTGATCCCCTCGGCCTGGGCGCGCAGGTCCTTGGCGCGGCGGTTGACCGCGGTGCGGGCCTCGTAGTCGGCCTTGTTGGCGGCGTCGATCGCGTCGATGTCGGTGTCCAGCTTGACCAGGCCGCGCAGCGTCTCCATCTGGCGGCGCGGATCCATGCGGCTGAATTCCAGCGGGTCGAAGGTCAGCGCGCCGAGCAGGTCATCGAGCATGCGCTGTGGCGACGGGAACCTGGCGCCGTTGGAGGCCTCGACCACCAGCGTGGTGCCGCCGGCGGCGGTGAACCGGCGGGTGACGATGACCTCGCCGAGGTCGAGTTGGATGCGGGCCTTGTCGGCGCCGGCGCGCACCGGCTTGCTGGGGATGGCGCGGGTCCCGGCCAGGGCCATGTAGATGGCGTCGAGGACGCTGGACTTGCCGGACCCGTTCGGGCCGGTGATCTGGACCACGGAACCGTCGGGGACGATCTCGACGGCCTTCAGCTTCTTCACATTTTCTGCGGTGAGACGGACGATTTTCATAGGCTAGGTCTGTTGGGTGTGGGTGTGCGCCGGAAACCGCCGGCGCGGCGGGATCAGAACGGGATATCGTCGTCGGCGAAGTCCTGGACCGGAGCCGGTGCGGGCCTCTGCTGCGCGGCCTGCTGCGGCTTGCTGGCGGGCGCCAGGCGCTGCTGCTGCTCGCTGTCGGCCTTGCTGCCCAGTAGCGCGATCTCGGCCACGCGCAGGGTGAGCACGGCGTTCGTGCCACCATGGCCCTCGTAGGTGCGGACGCCGGCCTGGCCGCTCACGGCCACGGGCGTGCCCTTGGCCAGGAACTCGGCGAGCTTGGCGCCGCGCTCTCCCCAGATCGTGCAATCGACCCAGAGCGTGCGGCGCTCACCGCGGCCGGCGTATTCGTCGACGGCCAGCGAGAAGCTGGTGGCTTGCGTGTCGCCGACGTTGCGGGTCTTGGCGTCGCGTCCAAGACGGCCGGCGAAGGTGCAGTTGTTCATACAGGCGCGGACCTCACGTGATCAGTTGCGGCGGTGGTGTTTTTCCCGGAACTCCCGGGCGGTCTGGCACTCGATGCAGGTGCCGTATTCGCGGCGGTGCTCGGCGAGGTCCTCGC